CTCTTCTTCGTGCTGACTCCTGGAGTAGTGGTCTCCCTGCCCCCCGGTGGCTCCCTGCTCACTGTCGCGGCCACCCACGCGCTCGTGTTCGCCCTCGTCTACTGCTTTCTCGTCAAGGGACTCCTCAAGAGCCGCCGCTAGACGGACTGAATGAACTCCCACCTCAAATATTCGCAAATCTTCTTCCATATTTCGTCGTGGGCAATCAATCGGTCTCTGGACTTTAGCAAGGGGAAGTATACCTTGTAGTCGTCGAGTTCCAGCAATTCAAAGAACTTATACAGTATGTAAGAATAGGAAAGGAAATTGGTGCGGTCGTCTGGACAATACATCAGAAACGGCGCTTGAATTTCCTGAAACATCGCACGGATCTTTTCCTCTATTTCGGGGGTGATGGTCGGAGGCGGATTCCCATTCAAACGCGACAATATGTGCGTCGCGTGCTCGTAAAACTTTGACCTATTGAGTTTCTTCAGGATTTCGCGCATGTCCTTTTCGGTGAGTTCGGCGATATTTTGAATGCGCCGTTTCTTGATTTCGCATACGACTTCATGCATGACTTCGTCTGGAATTATAGTAGACTCTTTCGCCTGAAACTGATTCAAAATCTCATTCAAGTGATTGATCTTCTTATACGCGTAATTATTCCTGTCTTTTGGAGGGTCGCGAAAACTCGGAAAATCCGACACGACCAACATATGTTCCTCGGACCCGCACAGTGGACAAATTAAAATCCCTTCGGCACTCAGCTCTTCGCGCGCAACGTTGCAGGTCAAACAGTGCTCAACGGAATCTGTTCTGTCCAGTTCTACAGGCTGAACCGTATTCAATTTCATGCGAGAAGAATATGTCTCGAACAATTCCTTCTTGGAAACGGCGGATTCCGACGGCAGACTCGCGTTCAAATACTTCATAAAGGTATTGCTATTCCCCGGAATCGACGCAACCTGCGCCTTTTCCTGCGTCCCGTAATACTTCATCATAATGTCCGCGTTCTTCAAGTAATACGCCTCTACTGGGGCATTCTCCTCCAATACCGCCTCAATCATTTCGAGTTCAGCAATGAGTTTCGAGACTGCGAGAATGTCCTCCAGTAGCCCAGAATGTTCTAGGTCGGCTATGGATGTTCGAAGAATGGATGCGCGGCCTTCAAGTTCTTCCGTGTTCGTGTCCTTCAAGGAGGACACTATGGATTGATGGATGGAATCAAGAGTTCCAGTGATGAGCGGATGCGTTTTCGCACGCAACGGCATATCACGATATTTCTTGGTTCGGAAGACGTTGTCCATATGAATGGATGGAGATTGTCCTGTGAAAGTATTAATGATTACAAAAGTGGTAAACTTGGATGCGATACTTGGGGTTTGTGAGGGCACATGGGCGCTGCTTGAGGATGCTGTTGATTACATCCTTGTAGGGATACCCCAATTTCTTGCAGGCATAAGCAACACACAAAAACCCGCTGCGATTGATTCCACACTGACAGTGAACGTATACTGTATTCGATTGCGGGTCTTGGAGAAACAGCTGCATTGTCGTCTCAAAGTCCGGATACCATCGTAGGATGAAGGCGTCCAGATTGTCGACTGCGTTCAAACATGCATACTTGTCGGGGTGCTCGTATCGGAACCATTCAGGGCAGTCTACGTCGAACGCGCAATTGATTACGTGAGTGATTGAGTTCTTGCTTAAGAACTCGGGGTCCTCTAACCAACATCCAGGTCCAAACATGATACGCGGATGGATTCGAGCAGGAGGGTCGTTGATGTATCCCTTAGAATACCGTCTTACCGACGACCAGATATCAACCAATTGACTCATTGTCTATTTACGGCTCCGGATATCTAAATCAAAACGTTGAAGAGAGTACTGAGAACGTAAGAGATTGCGATCGCGATGAGGCCTAGAATGCCTGCGCCCATGTAAGACACGACGCCGCCAGACGTGTACGTGTTGGGAATATATTGGAGGAAGAGATGACGAGGTGCAGGCAGGGAAATAACGACTGCGGCAAGGAAGAAAGAGATGTAGGTGAGTAGATTTTTGAATGCGCGATACACTGTATAAAAACTAGCGTCGGCGCTCTTCATAGTCATGGCGGGCTGATTCGATGGCTGCGGGGCAATGAAAGGGTCACCTCCGCCAGTTACCATTGGCGCGAATGCGGGAGACTGGACGGGTCCTCCTCCAAGTAGGTCGCTCAAATTCGTTGCTCCGTCCGACATGTTTATTTAGAGTCGGAGAAATCGCACTCAGCATCTTCCGCGCGGTACTTGTAGCACTTTCCATCATTTTGAATAGTGTGCTCTTCGACGTCTTTCACCGAGACCCCGAGAGTAAGCTCTCTACCAAAGGGTTTGTGGAAAATCAGAATCGCTATCCCGAAGCCCACGATGAAGGAAAGAACCCGGATGCTTTGGGGGTTGTGTAGAAGCTTCGATATTTGAGGAACGAACATCCTATTTGTGTGAGGACGCGATGAAATTCAAGGATGTCGCGTTATCGGAGCAGCCGACTTCATGCGTTTGAAAGCGGACGCACCCTGACGGCGTTCGATATACGGAATTATTGAAAGGAGTAGGCAATTGCATATCCATCCGCGAAGGCGGGGAAAACACAGACACCATTAAAAGACCAGATATTACTCCAATGAATATCCATATAATGGCGAACATATTGATTTAAGACTGGGAAAACGTTTGGTTAGAACATGTCGAGTTGAACCGACAAGTCGTGAGCTGTCGTTCCTGGCGTGAACGAGACAAATACGCTTATCCTGTCTCCAGCCGCTAGATTATACGACGTACCGTAATACGACAAACTATTGCCGCTCGCCGAAGTCAACGTCTTACTGTAATAAGGAATCGCTGATATTCCTGTTTGAGGGTTTGCATTTTTCGGGGTTATGTAGACGGACACCGTCAGTGTATCGGCTCCTCCAGACGGCGATGCTGGAATTGCTAGAGCACACGAGATACCGGACAATATGGAAGGCTGCTGGACTCGATAAAACGCAGGAGCACTTGAGATTGGAAATATATATGCATTCACAGTAAGTCCGCTACCGGCGGGTGTTGGGGATATAACGCCTCCCCACTCCCATGTGATGAATATCTTGGTCGCACTATCAATGCTGTGAATGTAATACTGCGTTCGTCCAATTACGTTGTTGAAAGACGATGCGAAAACAATAGGCATTCCAGCAGAAAGACCTGCCGAACTTCCAACAGTAATTCGTCCTGCATTTCCACCAGCTTCCGTCGCCGTGACTCGAGTAGTCGTAGTGTGTCCCGTCAATCCGATTGGATAGGATGGCGTATATGGACTAGTTGCAGGGTTGTTTCCAAATGAATCAATCACTTTGATGTAACCACTTCCGATAAGCGAGATAAAGTAAGGTTCTCCAGCAACGATATTTCCTAATGAAGACGAAAGCGTAACAGGCATTCCGACAGTTAGGTTTGTAGTGCTCGAAACATAGAGTGCGTTTGTAGCGTCTATAGATGTGGCGAACGTGTTAATATTGGCGTATACAGCAGCAGTCCAAGCGACGGTGCCTAGGTTCGTTGTCGTGTAAACACCTCCGTATTGCGTTTCGGATATTTTTAGTGTAGTAACTGAAGTATAACTGTGGACGTAATACACAACGTTCTCAACGATGTTGCCTCCAGTCCGTGAAAAGACGATGGGCATTCCGACCGCGATACCCGTTATGCTCGAAACTGTAATGTTGTTTCCCGCACCGAGATTGGTCACATTCACAACAACATTATCAACCTTTCCAGAGGGGTCTGGGAACACTCCTGATGTAACTGCCTGTGTTCCTGGCCACAGGAATCCTGGAGTTCCGGTCGATATATTCCCTTTGAGTCCGTAATATATAGTTGAGGGATACACGAAGGTCGAGAACCCTCTTCCACCAGCAGTTTTCGTCACCAAATCCGTTCCAGGCCCAATCTGAATGCCCTCGGAGGCCAAATAAGTAGGGTCGGAAACTGTAGAAGGAGAAGTTTGGAGAATGTCCGAGGCAGTATATTGTTGGCCCGCCGTTGGGGCCACAGTCCCAATCGTCGTAGAGCGCAACTGGATGGACGCGCCAGACGAGTTGGTTTCCACGCCGACATATGACCCCTGAGAAGCTCCATCTACTGGAGCCGCAACGTATATGTTCGTGTCGCGAGTAGACATTACGTTTCCACCATTCACCAAAATCCCACGCTTAATCCCACTTCCATTCGATTTTACGTTGATAGTACAACCCTTGATAGAATTGAACGAGAAGGATGCAGTCCCAAGCGTTCCTGTTCCGCTGGACAATACGCCGATAGCATCCGACGAAACGTCATACCCCAAACTTGAGTTGTCGACTGTAAGAACCGCCGTCCTCAGTTTTGCGTTGACGCTCGTAGCGTCGGGGAACACCAGTCCAGTCAAGGATATGCTTCCACTCGCTGCCGATGACGATATCTTCAAAGTGACGCTTTCGACACGAGTGTTTGTGCCCATAGTGATGAGATACCCGCTAACTGCTACGTTCGTGCGCTGTATAATTGTAGTCTGAACGCTCGCGCCGGTAAGCGAGCAATCGTCTGGAAGTGTTACTTCGTCGGGTAGTTCGTATGTCCCAGGATATACGAATATATTCACTCCATGGAGATTATTGGTTGTTATGTAGCCTATTGCTCCCTGGACGGTATTGAATGCGGGTCCGTTCATTGAGCCACCTGCGGTTCCGGCGACTTGGTCTACGAATACTGTGTTTCCAGAACCATTTACTCCGCGATTCCCTGTCGGATAAAACTTGATTCCAGAAATTACAATGTCTGGAGCGTTCGGAAGAAGCTGTGTAACATAACCGAAAACGTCATTATATGAAAAGTTTGAAAGATACTCGGATGCTTTCACTATCCCGTTTACAGAAACGTATACCTTCACACCATCTGTCTGAAATCGCAAGATTTCGTCGCCAGTATACGAATCCGTGTAAAGTTGGACTCCAAAGTGGTCGTAGATTGTATACGTAGAATCAAAAAGAACTACATACGTGTTTCGATAAACCGTACTATTCGAGCAAAGATAAATTCCTAGACTAACTCTATTGTCGCACAAAGGCATCGCTGTTTGGAACACAAGACCGTTGAATGATACGTCTATTCTTTCATTCGTTAGAAATGCACCTCCTCCGACTGCATCAGAATGAATAAGTACCACGTTGTTCGAGAGGATTTCTGTAGACGAATTAACGCTCGCGTCGGATAACGAGAAAGTAGTTGAGCCTTCTGGTCCCTGAAATCCTTGGGCTCCAGACGGCCCTGAAGGTCCTGAAGGTCCGGTTGCTCCTGTTGGCCCAGACGGTCCCGACGGTCCAGAGGACCCAGAAGGTCCAGACGGTCCAGACGGTCCAGACGGC